TAGCTTTTTGTACTGCCGCTTTAGCATCTACAACAGCTTTATCTGCAGCAGCTTGTTTAAGCCTTGCGCCCTCTACTTCAGCCGCAGTGGCATTTACATTTGCCAAAACTCTTGCTGTTTCGGCATCTACAACAGCTTTGTCTGCTGCCGCTTGTTTAAGCCTTGCGCCCTCTACTTCAGCCGCAGTGGCATTTACATCTGCCAAAGTGCTTGCTGTTTCGGCATCTACAACAGCTTTATTTGCTGCCGTAGCAGCATCAACCTTGGCTTTGGTATCTGCCGCTAATGCGTCCGTAATTGCTTTTTTCATGTTTAAAGCTACATTAATATTACCATTTACTAACGCAGTATTAAGTAGATTTGCATCTTTAGCGCCTTCTATTAACGCATCTAATTGTCCCTTAACCATCATTTGATAAGTATTGGATTGCGATAACGTATCTGCTTGCGCCATAGCCGACCATGTATCAAAAGCGTCTTTTTGTGCAGCATTTAATATGGCATTATTATCAGTTACAAGTTTATTTAATGCGGTGGCATTGAATGTATCTGCAGTTAATTTATTAGCTACATCGTAATTACTAGCATCCAATGTCAATTTTGCTTGAGTTGTATTTAAAGTGACATTGTTCCCTGTATCTGAAATCAATCCTTTAGATTTTAAATCAAGACCAGTATTAATTAATGCGTTTTTAGCAGCGGCATTAAGCTCATTAGCTTTTGCAATAGTTGCTGCATCAGCTTGTGCAATAGGCAAGGCGTTTTTAATAGCAGCGTCTTGTGCAAATCCTGCGGCAGCACCAGTATTGAGCATTCCTCTGCGCGATGATTGAAGATTTGCCGCATTAACCGCTTGTTGGATATAAGGATTATTCTTTGAAAGAAGCCCCGATAATCTATTGCTAACAAGTGAATCTGGGGTTACGTTTACATCAACTGATTTAGCCGCATCTACTAATTTTGCAATATCGGCAGCAGATTGAGTACCTGTTCTATCAACAATAGGGGCAGTAACTTTATCGGCTGTAATTTGATCTAAAGCTGAAGTAGCTACCGTACTATAATCTGGTGTCACCATGATAGGTGAACCATCTGCATTATATTTTATATTTGTAGGAGCAGAATCAACCGCTGATTCTATCATATCCGACGAGATATCGGCAGTTTGAACTTTAGGCTTACCGTTTTCGTCTAAAGTTATTCCAACATCTGTTGCTGTTAATTTAGTGCCTGCTGTTGAATCAGTTAATGCTTTTAATGTATCAGATGTTAAGGCGCCAATTGACGCAGTCGGGGTAGTTGGTATTGCTTTTACAGCGCCTGTTGCCAATGCACCAGTTGGAGCAGTTGATAATGCACCAGTCGGAGCAGTTGATAATGCACCAGTCGGAGCAGTTGATAATGCACCAGTCGGAGCAGTTGATAATGCACCAGTTGGAGCAGTTGATAATGCACCAATAGAAGGTGTAGTAATCTTAGTTAGTTCAGCAGTTGCATCACTACCAATACCGCTATATATCGCATCCCATTTATTGGGGATAGTTGAATTTAACATTCCAGTTGGAGCAGTTGATAATGCTTTTACAGCTCCTGTTGATAATGCACCAGTCGGAGCAGTTGATAATGCTTTTACAGCTCCTGTTGATAATGCACCAGTCGGAGCAGTTGATAATGCACCAGTCGGAGCAGTTGATAATGCACCAGTCGGAGTAGTTGATAATGCACCAGTTGGAGCGGTTGATAATGCACCAGTTGGAGCAGTTGATAATGCACCAGTTGGAGCAGTTGATAATGCACCAGTCGGAGCAGTTGATAATGCTTTTACATCACCTGTTGATAATGCACCAATAGAAGGTGTATTAATCTTAGTTAGTTCAGCAGTTGCATCACTACTAATACCGGCATATATCGCATCCCATTTAGAGGGGATAGTTGAATTTAACATTCCAGTTGGAGCAGTTGCCAATGCACCAGTTGGAGCAGTTGCCAATGCACCAGTTGGAGCGGTTGATAATGCACCAGTTGGAGCGGTTGATAATGCACCAGTTGGAGCAGTTGATAATGCTTTTACATCGCCAGTTGGTAATGCGCCAGTTGGAGCGGTATTAATATTGGCAATTTTTTCAGCTTTAGCTGTATCAATATTGCCATATATCGCATCCCATTTATTTTTATAAGCTAAGTCATCTGCTTCTTTTTGTTTAACTTCAGCAGCACTAGTTGCAATATCTGCGTCTAACATGGCTTTAGCATCAGCGTCAGCCTTAGCTTTGGCAGCCGCAGCCGCAATTACCGCATCAGCATTAACTTTATCCGCCTCAATTTTCGATTTATTATAATTAACATAATTCCGATTGGATGGCAAATCAGCTAATAATTTATTTCTTTCGGCAACAAAAGTTTTGTTTTGCTCATTTGCGCCTCCAGATAAATTCCAATTAATATTAGGGTCTTTTGCTAATAAATCTGTCGCCCAATTTTTTACTTGCGTATCCGCAACAGTTTGAGGAATAGTGCCTGTTGCAAGACCATTATAAAATGTTGAATCAAAAACAGGTGTGCCATCGGGGTTTACAACTGATGCGTATTTGTCTGAATACTGTTTAGCTCTATATGCTACTGCGTCTGGGTGGGTACTGCTGCTATTAAAAGCATTCATCCAAGAGTCGTACATAGGTTTGTTAAACCCTGTATTCCAATAGGTAAACTCTGATTCTAGTGGTTTAGCCATATCTGTATATTTGATAGTCGCCATTTATTTATCTCCGTCCAGTAACATATTGCGACCACCATTGGTCAGCAGCGGCATTTCTATTGTCATTATAATTACCCATATTAACACCGTTTTGCTGGTTAGTGGGGATTTGGAAATTCTTAAAGGCGTCCATAAACCCTTGCGTTGCCTGTGTCCCAAACTCTTTGTTCTTAGCATCCACCCCACTAAGAATATCGGATTTTAATGAACTTACATTGGTATCCCAGTTTTTTAAAAAATTAGCATTTTGAGTGGTTAAAGCAGTTTGATTGGCTTGTAATGCGTCATTATACGCTTTAGAACTAGCTGCTTGTTGAGCCTGTAATGCTGAATTTAATTGCTGAGTAGTGATACCTTGTGGTGAAGTTACTCCTAAATTAGGCGTAGCTGTTGTAGGCGCAGGTGCAGTTACAGTTACAGGTGTGACTGTTGTAGGCGCAGGTGCAGTTACAGGTGTAGTTACAGGCGTGGTTGTTACAGGTGTATTTGAAAGCTCAGTTGCTGATGCGGTTGAAAGTGCAGTTACAGGTGTGACTGTTGTAGGCGCAGGTGCAGTTACAGGTGTAGTTACAGGCGTGGTTGTTACAGGTGTATTTGAAAGCTCAGTTGCTGATGCGGTTGAAAGTGCAGTTACAGGTGGATTTGAAAGAGTGTTTACCGGAGCTTGTGTTTCGTTATCATATTGCGCTATTGCTGCGATATAGCCGTCTTGTTGAGCTTGCATTGCCTTTTGTATTACTAATGCCCCATCTAATCCTATACCATAAGATGCCGCAATCTCTTGAGTAGATGGTACATTTTGCAATTGGGTTCTTGCAAAGTCTATATAATTTTTCTTAGTTTCCGCCCTAGTTGCCATTTTATTATCCTGTTATCTATTTAGTTTTCTAGGTGTGTAATGAAGCACAACACCCGATAAATTATGTCCTAAATCAATAGCCGTATTAGAAAAAACGACTAAACCAATATTTGTTCCACTTCCTTGTATGCGTATTTCTGGTTGGGAAACTATCTTCCCATCGTAATAAAATTCATTCCAAATAGCTTCATCCCAGTAACCGCCAGCACCTTGTAGTTCTTCATATTTAAGAAAATGGGTGGCGATACTTGGATCAGCATAAGAAAATTCTGGATTAAAACGAATATATGAGTAACCTACGGTTGAAAGTTCAACTTCAAGTTTTCTAAATCGTTTAATTGCTGAGGGTGATTTTACATTATTAAACGCTGTTCTGATATAGGCTTGAATAGGTTCGCCATCAAAAGATGATCCGGTATTAGCCACATAAACGTACCCATCTTCGTCACCAAGTAAAACAATATCTCGACCACTGGCGTCCTCACCGTTCCACGCATAACTCACATTAATTGGATAAGTTAATTCTGAAAAATCATGACCGGTAGTTGCCGCGCCTGTTTGACTGGTGCCTGCGCTCATTGTCATGATAATACCTGTACCATCATTTGCATAAAACCTTACTTGATTTTTGCTTTTATAAATAGCAGTAGCAACAATTTTTTCTCGGAAACGATCAATTACAGGTTGGATAGTTCGGCTAACGGTATCATGTTCAAATCCACCGAATACATAAGACGGTACAATACGAATAATTCCCTTGTCATCAAATGAATAAAGTGAACCAAGATTCATTAAGCCATAATGAATTGCGCCAATATCTGGGGAAATCAAATCTGCTTTATATAAATTACTCTGATTATCAATAGATACTTGCCAAAAACTATCTCGACACGCAACAGCAAGAACCCCGCCGACAATTGGACTCATTCCTGTAATAGTATCCCCGAATTCTTGAACATCTTGAAAGCCTAAACTTGTTGTTCTAAAGTCATGAGGATTACCTACTGCTGAAAACAAAGCTGTTCCAAAATAAGATAATACAAGTTGTCCGTTTACCGCTGCAATAGTGGTTGGAGCGTCAATAGTGACTTGAGTTCTAATAGGAATGTAAACATCCCCGTCAAACTCAAAGGCACGATTTAATGAATCTGCACCATATAGTTTTTTACCATCAGACGCGGCTGAAAAGTTATGTTGAACAAATTGATAATTACCACCTTGTAATATGGTAATTTGCGTAATAGGATTAGTAGTCACACTGTCCACAACAGCTATGTCAATAATACCCACTCGAATAGTATCAGCGGCATTATTTGTCCATGTGCCTGTTACGTTTGTAACAATAAATCGTCCGGTATCGCTTCTCAAATTAATTGGATCGGAATGAAGCGCCCATTGGCTATATGTGCCAGAGCCTGTTTTACCAGTAATATTAATAACAATTTGATTAGTGCTATAAGAAGTGATTGTACCGTTCAAGTAGTTAGTTGG